GGTCTGGTTATGTGAAAAGCGTTATTGGTATTGGTGAAATTATATTGTGAATTATTAATTGACATTTCCGCAAATCAGTATCATAATACCGCATTAGGTCGATGGGATGTGAGGTTATTAAGTTAACCCTGCCCACCCTGCCTCAAGCGTGAGGCGCGTAAGCGAAGCTATGACTTTCAAAACAATATGACAAAACCTTTCTGGGATTCATGGTACAAGTCTGCAAGATGGAGACGTAGACGCGCTCACCAGCTACTCACACATCCATTGTGTGTCATGTGCTTGCATCAAGGTATAACCAAAGCAGCGACAGTAGCAGACCACATAAAGCCACATAAAGGCGATGAATACTTATTCTGGTGTGGTGAACTACAAAGCCTATGCCAATCACATCACTCAAGTGACAAGCAAAGACTAGAGAAGTCAGGTAACATAAAACAAACAATCGGATTAGATGGATGGCCTGTATAATAACTAAGCATATAAGTAATGATTGCCTTTTTCGCTTCATCCCATCCAAAGCAAACATGGACTTGTGAGCCTGCCAATTTAAGGGCTTCAATCCACCATGTTTGATTGTCTGAAACTTTGCCTTTTGGTTCACCCTTGATGTTTGGTCGCTTTAATTCAATCCAAAGCCCGTGGAAGCCGTTTTTAGCTATTGGGAGGCATATATCAGGAACACCAGATTTAACGCCCTCAGCCTTTAGCTTCTTTGCTGTTAGCGGGTGTCTATGCCCACCATTGGGAATAGCAAATAATAGTTCAAGTTCAGGAAGCGATTTAGCTTGGATATTAGCCCAAGTGAAAAGCGCAACCTGTTCTTTGTGTTCGTGGTTTTTCAAATCTCACCCATTGCGTGTAAATATAAATCAAGCTGCATTTCATCTACTACCCTTCACGCACAATTGATTTTATTTTTTGAATTAGCGGATTTTCATAATCAACAAGGGCAATTGGTTTAAAAATATACTCATTTTCTATTTTAATACTTTCAACTTGCGCCTTCTCTTGTGAGCTTTGCCAAGCACGCCATATTGCATGTCGCCGACGCGCAACAGTATTAGAGCCGCCACCGCGATTAACTTCGCCCTCTTTTAAAAAAAAATGACGCAATGCATATTCTGGTGTTTTTTGCGCGGCATTATCGGGGAACGACCATTTATCAAAAAACAATTCAAACTCTTGTGCAGAATATTCATTTGTTATTGCCAGCATTGTGTAAAATGCTGAAACATACGCATAAGGGACACACCCAATTCTGCGACGGGTCGCACCAAATAGCATTTGCTCGCTGAAATTTTCATTTAAAATGTTATGGATTTTTTCTTGTTTAGGAATGGTCAATCTATTGATTGAGTGCATGCTACCACATGCCTCTGTGATAATTGCTTTGACAACAGAGCCCCGAAACGACGCATGGTTTTTATTGCCACTTAATGTCAAAATATCTGCAAGCGTTCTTGATTTTCCAATATCAATTGTTGTTTTTGTTTCTGCTAATACATTTCTTGCAACATTTACCATAATTGATTTATCAGCAATAACAACTGCTCGCAGTCGATGCTGCCCATCTAAAACATTGCCATCAGTATCAATAATTATTGTTTCACCATTTAAAGCCCATTTCCCCTCATCAATATCAACTGCAAGACGCAAAGCCCAATTTTCATTTAGCTTGCGATTATTTGGATTTTTTGCCAATAAATTTTTGGCAATAATCGGTGTAATTTCTTCAATTTTTGTTTCAATATCCATGTTCAAATCTCACCCATTGCGTGTAAATATAAATCAAGCTGCATTTCATCTTCTTGCCGTTTACGCGGGTCAATCTTGCGGAATTTCACCACGCCATTGATTGCTTTTACGTCAAATCCAAGCGCTTTTGCGTCGGCTTTAACTTCCTTGATTTGGTCGTTAATTTCAGTTTTTTCCGCTTCAAGAGTTTCAATCCTTGTAACATAAGCCCGAAGTTTATCTTTTGTGGTTTCAGTCAATGCTTGCGGTTGAACTAATTCTGGTTCATTGTTTGGGTATGGCATTTTGTTTTGCTTTCCTGTCGTAAATTCTGCGGTTGATACATTCGAGATAATCGCGCGATCCGCTAACCATTGTTTTTGTCCAGCCATATGAGCCACCTCTTAAAACTGGCATTTCGTAGGCTACAAAGGTTTCACTATCGAGGGTCACAAGGGCGTGTTTCATTGGTTCAATCCTAAAAACCGCTTCCACGTTTTATCGGCAATCAAATTATCAAACGCGTGAACCATAGCAACATTACCGTTGTGTTGTTGGAAAAATTCCCTTCGACACTGGCTAATTGCTTCCCACTTGTTGTCAGCGTCTTTGATGAAACTGGTTTTAGATGTTAGGAATTGCGCCGGGGTCATGCTACATCACTCCATTCCTAACAAAATTCTAAATGCTGTTGCTGCCACAACTGAAACTTGCCCATTTCCAATGGCTCTAAGTCTGTCCAACCTATAGGCCAATTCATCAACCACTCGACCCAATTCGGGTTCAACTTCCCACCAACTTGCGCCGTTAATGTTGGTGTATTCCGATTGTATTCGGCTGGGCTGCATCCCTCTTTTGCCATGTGCGCTGTCGGTGTCGGCCACTTCATCGTCACAGCTTGTGCCAAACTGACAGAGTGCATCGAGTTTGGCTTCTGTTGGCTGGATTTCAGATTGTTGGTGAATGTATCCGCGCAAGTTGGCGTTGGCCAGTTCCCACTCGGTGTTGGCGCTTGCCTTTTCTTGATTGCTTTCCTGCTGTTGCTTCCCCCATCCAGACCAGTAGTGTTTGGAGTGTGAAAGAATGTTTGATTGTCTGGCTTCCGCGAGTATCCAAATTCGCTCTCTTTGGTGTGGCGCTCCACAATCGTCAGCCCCCAGGACGCACCATCTTGCATCATACCCCAACGAGGCCAAGTCCCCAAGAACACGTCCAAGCCCTCTAGAAGTGAGCATTGGGGAGTTTTCCACGAAAACGTATCTTGGTCGAACCTCGCTAATAATTCGGGCGAACTCACCCCAAAGCCCAGATCGCTTACCTTCAATTCCCGCGCCTTTTCCTGCGGCTGATATATCTTGGCAGGGAAACCCGCCCGATATGATGTCAACACAGCCTCTCCAAGGTCGTCCGTCAAATGTGGTGACATCACTCCAAATCGGGAAAATGGGCAAGATTTTGTCATTTTGTCGCGTAACCAAAACGGATGCTGCGTATGCATCCCTTTCCACTGCACAGATTGTTTTCCATCCAAGAAGATGCCCTCCAAGGATTCCACCACCTGCACCGGCAAAGAGGGCAAGTTCTCGCAAAGGGCTTTGCTGAATAACCATGTCATTTCACGCCCTTTGCTAATAGGGATTCATTCAGCTTTGGGATTGCGATTAACAGCCTCGCAGCTTGTTCGGTTAGTCCAGTTTCCTGTGTCCATCGTTCTAATGCCATTATGCCACCTCATATCCGTTAATCAGTTCAATCAAGTTATTTTTTACTGACACCCTATCCTCCAAAGGCATTGCATCAATTACACAAATTGAAAGTGACGCTAAAAATGCTGCCCCCATCATTTCTGGCGGAATAGGTGGTAATATTTTCTGATTTTTAGCTAATAATCCCACAGCATAAATTGCTGCATCCTGCGCTAAATCAATCGTAATTTTCATATAATCAGGTTGTTCACTCATTTGCTTTTCGCTTTCTTTGTTTCAAACTTAACCACTGGTACACGGCGGTAAATGTATTGCTTTCCATTGAGGGTGACGATTATGTGGGTCATGCCATTTCACGCTTTTTTTCATTGATTAACAGCCTCGCCTTGGCTTCTGTGGTTTGATACTGAAGCGTGTGTTCGCGTGTCCAACTTGCACGACATGCGTCAATTCTTGCGATAAAATCTGACAGGGTTTCTTTTGGTTGAATGATTTCTTTTTGCTTGGGAATAAATCGCTCAAACGCACCATCACGCAACCAGCGCAAAATGTATTTTTTAAATCGTTCTTCGGTTTTGTTTTTACCCCATTCCGCAATTTGCATATCCAAAGCTTTGAACAAATCATCTTCGTTCAACTTTTCGCAAACTACCCGATAAGCCGTTCTTGTTTTTTCTTTCCCTTCTCGTCTTGATGAAGGGTATTTATTCCAAAACTCTTCAAAGCGATTTTGGGGCGCGTCTTGTTTGTTAATTGTTTTGTTAGTTGGTTTGTTATATGGAGGTGATTCTCCGTCCCTTTTAGGTGATTTAAAATCCCTTTTAGGTGATTCTCCGTCACCTTCGCTTAGGTGATTTTCCGTCACCTTAGGTGATTGTGGGTCACCTTGGGTGATTATTGGAGATACTTTATTGACCTGATAAAACCCTTTTTTAAGGACTGAAATAAGCCCCATTTTTGCCAATTTAGCTATCGTTCTGCTAGCAGTTTTAGGGTCAACACCTGCGCATCTGGCTATCAATTCTTGACTTGGAAAGCCTTGACTGTTTGCATCACAATAAGAGCAAATTGCCACCAAAACAGCCTTGCAGGTCTGTGGGATTTGAACCTCTTGAATAGCCCATTTAGTAAGTTCAAAACTCATTAGTTATAGCCCTGCTGATAAGTTTTAGCCTTGTCTGAAAAGTAGTTAATCGTTTGGTCAACATACAATTCAACATCACGAATTGAACCTGAACGAACCTTGCGCGGCAAAATTAGATACTTATTGAAAGCATCTTCAAGCAATAAAGATTTCTCTTGATATTCCGCGCAATCCTTATCCATAGGAAGGTCACGCATAATATAATATGCTTCCCAAAACACGAATAAAATTAGGTTTGCTTCTTGCTCAATCGCCCCAGTTTCGCGCAAATCTTTAAGACTTGGTCTTTTATCTTCTTGCCCTTCAACTGCCCTGTTAAGCTGCGATAATACCCATACAGGCGCACCCATAACTTGAGCGCCATCTTTCAGGCTTTCAATGATATTTGTTGCATCCGCAGTATCTCTTGAGCCACCTTTTAATGATGCAATTTTTTGCAAATGGTCAATAAATACAAGATGAAGCTTTTTGCCTTCTTTTTTATATTTAGCCCTAATCTTACGCACCACTGAAATGATTTGCGGCACTTTCAAGCCGCGTTTTGTTTCAATAGTGATAGGAAGGCTGCGAAGCCATAAAGCTGCCTCTGCAAGTATTGCTTTTTGATGTGCGTCAAGATTGTTGCGGTCAATATCTTTGTAAGTTATTTTGCGCCCAGTGCGATTATAAACCGCCATAGAGAGCAATCTTGCCACTACCTCATCGTTAGTCATGTCAAATGACAAATAAGCTACTGGCAGCCCTTGTATTGCGTTATTAAAAGCAACCTCTAAAGCAAAGGCACTTTTGCCCATAGAAGGACGACCCGCAATAATTCCAAGCTGTCCAACTCTTAAAGAGCCAATAACTTCATCAACATCTTTAATGTATGTTTTCGCGCCTTCTTTTTCAGTGTTTCCAAGGTCTTTGACAAACTGCAAAGCCATATCACCGGCATCAAATTGTGTTGCGGTTTTTGTACTTGATTGAAGTTCAAGAATAATGCGTTCATGTTCTGCAATTATGCTTGTTACATCACCTTGTGTTGTATCTTGAGAAAGCCTTGCAAGTTCATTGCCAGCATCTATCATTTTACGACGCTTAGCATCATCGCTTATCATTATCGCATAATCTAAAATGGTGCTGCTATCACAAGAACCATTTATCAAAACCGCTAAATAACTAGCCCCGCCAATTTCTTGAAATGGCTGGTTATCTTTCAGGCGATTGATTAAAGTAATACCATCGGCAATTTTGCCGCTCATAATTGTTTCAGAAATGATATTATATAAAACGCCGTGAACTGGCTCATAAAAATCAGTGCTTAAAATATATGGTGCAACTAAATCATAATCATTGTTATCAACAATCAAAGCACCAAGAATTGCTTGCTCTGCTTCAAGATTGTGTGGCAGCTCTATCATTTGCCACCGCCAAGCTTTTTAACTAATTGGGCAATGATTTCGCCAACTGATTTAAAATTATCAGCGTGTTCTTGTTGACGTAATTCAGGCGTTGGTTTAATTATGTTCTCAGCCATGTGACACCATCTTGTCTAATAGGTTAGGGCTTGTTGGCGTGTTGGTTGCACCCCTCAAGCCTGCTGATTCTAGACGTGATTTGTCCGCATGGAAACAGCTGAAACTAGAAAAATTACTGCAAGCTGTGGAAAACTTTTTCATGCCGCTAACCTAATTTTCCCATTCATTCTCAATGAATGTAGTTGAGAATTAACAGCGCAATAAGTAACTTCCCTTTTGTATTTTTTTGATAGCCTTATTGCACAATCATCAATGCGTAAGCCTTGTGAATAATACAAAGCCAAATCGTCGTGCATTTCTTTTGTCCATTTTTTGCGGGGCTTATGATGCTTAGAAGTTTCAGGAAGTAAGCCACAGCGCCTTAAAAACGTCATTCTGTGAGCAATTGATTTTTCAGTAGTTCTAAAATTAAACTTTTCAATCAAGTGAAGCATGATATTTTCAACACGTGTATCTTGAAGCTTTAAACGTGCCACCTCTTCATCAATTACTTTTGACCAGTGTATGCAACGAGGTAAAATTGATGATATGGCAACAGGTTTTTCAATAACTTTTACAGGTGATGGTTTTGGCTTAATCTCAATGATTTTTTCATTGTTAAATTTCCATACATCACCAGCAACAGGAAGCTTTTCAACCACACCCTGTTCAACCAGTTTTTTTAATGCGCGTGTAATATCACCAGATGAATATGTGTTGGCATCGCGTCTATTAACCCTTGCAGAAACATGGGCTTCATTGATGCATTTTTCGCCAGCGCAAAGCTTTGAAATCAATTCTGCCAAAGCGAGTAATTGTTCTTCTTTTTCTTTTCTAGTTGTCATTTATACCCCCTTGGAAGTCCGTTAATCATGTCAGAGCGCACAAAAAAAGCCTGATTGCGTAAGGTGCTGATAAACCCGCCTTCTTCAATCCAAGTTTTAACCTGATAGCCACGTGCTGCCCAATAATCATTGATTTTAGAGTCTAGTTTCATTGCACCGCTATGTGTGAAAGTGTCGTTCATAATTAAGCTACGTCTAGATTTAATATTGATGAATTAGAGCTTGCTTCGTTTAAATTCTTGATCGCTTGCCGATAGTATTCAGGTTTCAATTCAGTGCCTATAAACTTGCGCCCGCATTTTAATGCTGAATACCCTTCAGAACCAATACCTGTGAACGGACTAAAAACCACATCATTAGGATTCGACCAAAGATAAATACATCTTTCAATTAAATCTAATTGCAAAGGACATAAGTGACGTTCATCTTTGTCAGTTCTTGCAATTTTCACATTTAAAACATTAGTTTGTTGAATATCCATCCATACAGGCGAAGCCCATTTCTGCCATGTATCAACGGGAAATTTTGCCTTATCTTGTGCAACTTTATCTGCCGTTTTTTCATCTTCAGGTGTTTTACGGAAAACTAAAACATAATCAGCCATGCCTTGACGGTTTCGCGTGCTATCTGTTTGGATTTGTTTGTAAAGCAATCCTAAAGCTTTTGTGCGTTGCATCTCGACTACTGGGTCTTTCCATACAGTTATACGGCTATGAAAAGTCCAACCTTCTTCCTCATGAACGCGAACAATATCAGCGGGAAAATCATATAATCCAACACTTCCATGCATTGATTTTGTTCTAGGCAAATCAGAGCAATGCACACAAGTTAATCTGCCAGGTTTTGTTGCGCGGAAAATCTCTCTAACAATAAACCGATATTGTTCTGCAAACTCTTTTTCATCCTTAACATTACCCATATCGCGGTCTGAATCAGAATAAACAAAAAGCTGCGCAAAAGGCGGCGAATAAACACTTAGCCCAATTGAATTTTCTGGCAAGCCAACTGCAAACTCAACACAATCAGCATTATATAAACTAAAATTTTCACCATTATATTGATCTAAAATCATATTATAACCACGCAGGAAGCGCGGCCTCCTTAGTTGGTTGATATGTCTTACTTTCACTTTCAATACGCATTGCGCGACGCATTGCGCTAACCATTTCACTTTTCATCGTGTTATGGTCACCTGCTTTTCTGCTAACTACAGAATGAATATTTGCTTCAGTATCAGCACAAACAATATGGACATTAACTTCTTTTTCTTGCCCAAACCGATAACATCGTCTTATTGCTTGGTAATAATTTTCATATGAAAAACTTAATCCAACAAATGCCATATTGTTGCAGTGTTGCCAATTTAAACCAAAACCAGCCAATGAAGGCTTAGTTATAATTTGCCTTGCTGTGCCTTCTGAAAACGCTACTAAATTTGCTTCTTTTTGGTCTGCACTCATAGAGCCGCGAACTTCTATGGCTTCAGGCAATGCCTTAGCTAGTTCATCGGCTTCATAATCTGTATCGCACCATATTATCCATGGCTCATCTTGTTTTTTATTAGTTATATTAACCAATTCAGATACACGGCTATCTAGGGAAATTCGTTTTTCTTTATGAATTGATGTTGCAGATGTATCAGGCATTCTAAAAAGCATACCTTGCCCATCTTTTTCAAATATATCTTTTGCAGATCTATCAATTTGAACAACATGAGTATGTTCATTTAAATCAGGCAAAATATAACCATCATCGCTAAAACCAACATCTGAAGGCTTTGAAATGCACCTTGACCAAGAGGCCACCCACTCCCAAAAATGCTGCTGGGCGTGGCCTTTTAATCGCCAATTGCCAGTATCCATGCTATCATGCAAAAAGAATCGAGTAAGCATTTGAGATGACGATAATGCGCCCATAAACTCAGAATGATTTCCCAGTTCTACATGGTCATTTGGTGCAGGTGTTGCGGTGCAAGCCATACGAAATGGAGTATTTTTAAACTTATCTATAATCAGCTTTGAAGTTTTACCCATCATGGCTTTTAAAATCGAACTTTCATCAAGTATCACACCACTAAACATATCAGCTTCGAACAAATGAACGCGCTCATAATTAGTAATATAAATTCTTGGTGTAGTTATTTGGGATGGGTCTTTAATTGCCTTTGCATCTATTCCCCATCTTTTCGCCTCACGTTCATGCTGCATAGATACTGCCAAAGGTGCAAGCATAAGAACTGGCTTATTAGTATGTTCAACAATTATTCTGCCATATTCCAATGCGCAGAATGATTTACCTAGACCTGTATCAAGGAATAATCCTGCACGGCCTCTTTCCAAGGCAAACGCAACTGAATGCGCTTGATGTGGCTTTAATTGCGAGTTAAGAACTGGTATGTTTTTTAAACCAGTTGATTGAAAACCAACTTTTTTAAGTTCTATAAGTTTTCTATATTCGGATAAATCAGTAATCATATCGCACCCCCGAAAAAGCGCGAGTTATTACAAGGGAGGAAACAGCCGTTGTATCCACGCCACGGCTAACGGCGTTCAAAGGGCGCGCTGGAAATGTAAATGCGCGATGGATTAGGGAAAGGGCAGTCACCACACACGCCCCAAAAATGTATAAAGATATTCCCTTGACGCTTGCTCGACTTTGCCAAGGTAAAGCGTCCATGGTGATTTAGGTTTTTCAATCAAGGCTTGAACGTATTGGTTCAATGCTTCTTGATGTAAGGTCTTTGCACCTTCATAGGTTTGATAGTTTTGGATTGGGTCAGTCATTATTTTGACCTTTCGATAAAATGCGACTAGCGGTAAAATGAATTTGAAAACCATTCGGCAACGTATTGGTGTGCGAATAAAACGTTTCAATTCGTGACGATTTTCTCGCATCAGCCCCAATATTAAGCTTAACAGGGTGCGCGATAGGCGTTTCAGGATGTAAATTTTTTTTAGTCATTTATAATACCCTTTCAGCGGCAAATTTAGCAAGCTGCGAAGCGGTTACTTTGCCTTTGGTCGCTTGCTCAATTGAATAAGCTAAATCTAAGCTAGGCTTTTGAAGTCCACTCTCAATGCGTGAAACTGAAGCTTCGGAAATATTTAACAAAGACGCAAAGCCATCTTGTGAAATGCTGTTTTTTTCGCGGTATATTTTAAGTGGGTGTTTCATCATGGGGCAAAATTACACGGGATGTAAGTTTTTGTCAACCATGTTTATTCATCCGATGTAAAAACTTGCACCGGACACAATTTTATAGATTGACTTAAACTTACACCCGATGTAAGTTACACCCATACACAAATGGAGTGTTCAATGTTCTGCACCAGTTGCCATGATGATTTTACCCAAGATGAAATGACTGAATTTGAAGGTCAAGCAATCTGTGAAAACTGCCACGCTGATTATGTTCGTTCATGCGGATGCTGCGGCTGGCGGTTCTTAGCCTTGGAAGATAACCAAGAATATTGCTGCGAACAATGCGCTTCCGAAGCCCAAGCCGAATGGCACGATACAATGCGCCATAACCGCTTTGAATCACTGGCTTCAAGATTTATTTAAGGACGCTGCGTGATGTCAATATTTTACGTCAATGAATATGAGCAAGGTGGTCAAAAATGGCTGGGTGGTACTCGCTACCCATCTCACAACGCTGCCATTGCTGGGTCAAGCTACAAGCATAACTGGGTTCGTGTCGTGAAGTGTGAAGCTTCTGAACAAGTTGCGGCTTCTAATGCCGTTCACCCTATTTTTAACAACATTCTTAACTCAATCAAAGGGGCTGCGTGATGGCTTTGGAAACATACAATATTTTAAATCGCTTTTTGGGTGAAATTCAATGCTCTGTAGAAATTGATTGCGCGCCTGACGCTTTACCAAATGTCAAATTGGGTTTTGCGATAAAAGTCGCAATAGCAGAAAATAAAAACCTTAGTGGCACATACCTTTGTGGCGCAAACCTTAGTGGCGCAAACCTTAGTGGCGCAAACCTTGGTGGCGCAAACCTTGGTGGCGCATACCTTTGTGGCGCAAACCTTAGTGGCGCAAACCTTAGTGGCGCAAACCTTGGTGGCGCAAACCTTGGTG